TACATAGATTTGTACTTATTTGTTTCGTTGACTAATAGATTATGTCTAATTTCATCGAGTTGTTGCTCAATGACCGTTAAACGACTTTCAATTCGTTCCATATTCTCCTCCAAGTAACCGTAGCGTTCACTGCAGATTTCTACGTGTGCCTCGAGGCTCTGTTTTTCAATCTCTGATGGCATAGTCTTCTCTAAATGTCATACAAAATTTGCCTACCGCCCGCCCTATATAATTGTGCCTTTACAAATGCCTTTTCATTTCGCCTAAAATGAGCCTAAGTCTCTGCCTAGTATAATTATTTATGAAGGGTGGGTTACAGATTAAAAGGTATTTTTTCGTTTAAGATAAAATATATATTTTTATTGCGAGGATTTATTGCTTCCCACATTGTGGTTTTTAGTTTAATTGACTCTGTTAAATTAGCAACTACAGGAACATTTGTAAAATCATTACAGAGACCTGATAATGGTTGATCTTCTTGTCCCCGCTCAATATAAAGTCCAACTTGTTCTACAGTAAAAGAAGTAGACCAAAATATATGTTTTCCTTTATAAGAGGATCCAAAACCTAATTGCTTAATATCATCTACTGTATATTTGCGTGGGAGTTCGATATACATAGGATTACCACGTAAACTAATAGTTTGTATTAATGTTTCACAATTGCTTTGCTGATTTCTACTTTTATTCCAAGATTGTTCGTTATTAATTATTTGTTTTGCATCATCTACAAATGCAGGAACGTCTGTTCTATAAGGTGCTACTACACCTGTTTGTGTAATATCTATCAATGTATATAAGGTAATAATCTCGCCAACGCCACTCCCAAACTTGCCTTCGCCAGCAATACCATGTGCTCTTACTTTTGCCATAACTTACCTATAATATACTATTATAATATTTAGTGTAGGCAAAAAAAAGCGGAGCATTAATGCTCCGCTCTTTAAAATTACTAGTCTCTAGAATACTCTAAAAACTGGGTGATTTTACGCTAATATCTTATTCAAAGAAAGCTGCTACGGCTGCCGCTGTTACACCTGTTGCGCCACCATAGTTAGCACCCACCGCTGGGACGGGGCCTTCTACTAGTACGTGAACGACATCTGTAGCGCCTGTGTTAAATCCGCCTGCTGTGTCATCACCAATACCTACGATAGTTGCTGTTGTGCCGATGTGCTGGGTACATGTATCAAGCTCTGCTTGAGTGATGTTTGTCTTTGATAATGTGATCAAAGTTACCATTTTGCCTGCGTAAACTACGCCGGATTTGGCATTTGTGTTTGCAATTACTGCCATTTTTAAATCTCCTTTATCTTGTAGTGTGTAAACTAATTTACACCGTTAATATTATTTATCTTAAGAATAGAAAATTATTGGCTGTTATTAATATCCGGAGTAATATTTGCCACCAGGTTTGTAATCATCACCAACTCCTTTTGGAGCACCACCAGTGATTGCTCTAGCAATACCTTTGCCAGCCATATAACCAGCACCAATAGCTGCTAAATTACCTTTCCAACCCCATTTAGATTTTGGTCCACTACCAGTTTCTGGATTAGACACATCTTTTAACTCATAACCACCCTTACGAACAAATGTTTCATATGGGCCACGCAAATCACTACGAGCAGATTTTGATTTCATTGCTTGTAATAAGCGAGTTGCTCCCATTTTACGTTCACTACCATACAATCTGTCCCAATCACTCAATAATCTTCGTGTTGCACTATATTGAGCATTACGAACGCCTAAATTACGTTCTAAAGTCATTAAAAATTGTTTGTCAAAATTAGGATTGGATCTACCACCTGCAACTTGCCGTAAATAATTCTTTAATTGTAACGTAGGCATACTAGCTCGTCCCATTGGTCCAATTTTATCTACATAACGCTCTGGTTGATTAAGTATAGCAACCCAATTATGCAAATCAGTACCAGTAGTACGAATATTATCAAATCCTGGATTTGCTAATGTCTTTTTTGCATATTCCTGAGCAAATTTCATTGAATTTGGGTCATGCCTCATAGCTTGTAATGATAAAATATTCATAAACACCGCTTCTGCTACTTGTTCTGCAGACATGTTTATTTGGTTAGCATTGCGTATTGCCTTTGATTCAAATAATTCTGTTATAAATCCCATAATACTATTTACCCACTTGCTAGGAAGTTACGTCGGGAAAACTCTAATCTATTAATTAATTTTACAGCACCGCCAACATGGTCAATTGCTACAAAACCTTCTGGACCTGCAACTTCATAACCATTATCTGTTTTATAAAATGCTTGTATGCCTTCTATCTCATTAAGTTTTTTCATCAATATTGACTTAACTTGTATAATTTGTTTATAAACTGCCAATATTCCCAATAACGTATTGCTATTATCTTCAATAAATTCTCTAGTTGCTTGTATTTTATTAATACGTGCTTCGGCGGCCGGACTCCATCCAGATTGTGTCTTATCTGAAGCACCACCATCTTTAAGTTTATCTATTTCTGCTTGCTTTTTACTATCATAGTAATCAATGAATTCTTTCAAAAAAGTATTAGCATTTCCAACTTGTGGTAGGTCTGCTCTAATTTTACTATTAACAAATGGTTCAATATGCTCTCTAAACTCTTCATTTTGCATTAATGCATTAAATCTATTTGCATTTATTTTTTGTAAAATTCCTTGTAATTTATCAAGTCCATTTGCTACTTGTGCTGTTTCACGTCCAGTCATTGTAGCACGACCAGTTAAATCTCTGTAGTCAGCATCTTGTGACCATACATTTTTATTTCCTACAGGTGCTCGAGCACCAAATGATGCTGTCAGATCCGACATTTCAGGACCACCACTATATAATGTATGCCACACAACACCAATTTCAGCCGCAAGTAATTCTTTTGCTAAATCACTACCTGCTGGAACAGCATACGCTATTTCATTTGGTTTAAAAACAACATATGACTCACCATTTATATCTTCACTCTTCAAATCACCCTTAGTAAACATGACATCGCCTTGTAATATACCGTCAAAATTAAGTTTACGCAAATGTTTTAATGCTATATTTAATGTATGTGCTAATCCTGGTATTTTACCATGATGTTTTCTAATATCTGCAGGGGTTTTATTTAATAATGGATTAGCGTTAAATACACTTTTTGTGCCTACAAAAAACTTACCATCTTTAGGATCATTGCCAGCAATTACAGCAGGTTTGCCATCCCATTTTACAGATATTCTACCCGCTTCGCTTGTTCCTGCTAACATTTCTGCTGTTTGTGCGAGGTGGTTTATTGCTTTCTTTACACCTTGGTAACCTTGATAAAATACTAAATCCTCTATATGAGTCATGTGAGTATTTTTGCCGTCGTCCGCTTCAACGATCATCCATTTACATTCACCTTGAACTTCAAATAGTTTCATTTTGTATAATTTCTATAAATTCTGTAACAACATTACTGAAACGTGCTTTAGATTCGTCACCAATATCTTTCCAATCAACTTTTACCCACCTATCTACAATATGTTCTAGTTCTTCTGACATTTCATCCACCATTCCACTTTCACCACCATGAATGTGTGGATATTTTGGTTGTGGCCTATCTATGTGTATATTAGATGTATCTGAGAAGTCAGATATTTCATGCAGTCTCATTATCACCAGCCTTACGTATACTACGGATAAACTTTTTATTATCCTGTCCACGTATGCTGTTAAGGAGACGGCGTTCTAGCTCAGAAGCAATCTCATGGTCATAGTTTTCATATATAATATTAACCAAATTAATTGCGCTATCAATGATATGAATAGCACGATTTTCTATAATCGCACTTTTATTGTGATCCTTATATAAGGAATTCAATTCTTCTAGTATTGTTCTAGTCTTACGTTTCATTGTCATACATGTCACATTATGTTTATTATATTTAGTTGAAATGTGACTCTTTAATTATCAAATTTGGACTGTTTACGTATTGCCCACCTACCAAAAGGGCGCACTGACCAAAAACAAGTGACTATCTTCCAATTTGGAACACTTGGATCAGCATCATCCATGCCTCTCCTAAACACATTATCAGCTTGGGCCCGCAATACTTTTATAGTTTGTGGATTCAATCCTTTTACTGCCACAGTTTTACGCAATGCACCATATAATACATCGTGTATTACCGCCGCCCTTGCAATATCCCAAGGTGATATAATATTCCACATAATGCGATGTATGGATGCCAAATCTGTTTGATAACCAACTGGTGCTGTGATTAAAATAGTCCCGGGCGTAGTTTTTACGTCTACATTCAAATTAGTCCAACTTGGAATCCATCGATCCATCCCTGCACTTCTACTTTTTTCTAATTCATAGGTAAGTGGTTCAGTAAGTACCCAATGTTTCGCGCCATGAAACTCTGCTTCTAATAAACCATGCCATCCCATTAAAAAAACTCCTGTTAATATATGTATATTTATATTTCATCAGGAGTATTCATATTGCGTAACAAGGATCTTATTTTACTTCCACTTGCTTCAGCAGTTACTTTAGGTGTGTCTTCATTAGGTTGCACTGTTGCACTTCTGTTTATTCTATCAAATATATTTGTTGATTGTGATTGGGTCACTGTATAAGAAGTATCTTCTTCTGGTTGTGCATCTTCTCCCAAATCTCGTATACGCAAACTGCTTATATCAAATTCCAAATCTACTTTAGAACCAACACCACTACTACTTCTTGTTTTCATAAACTGCACCTGATAACGCCCACGCTCACGCATTGCTCTACTTGTAAAAATACCAATAACATTATCCGCTGTATTAATTTTACTAATACCGCCCGCAATGTGACTGTGATCAAACTCTATCTCGTCTACTGCACTTCTGTTTAACTGCGATGCTGTAACAAACACAACGTCTAACTCTTTAGATAAATTACGCAGTTCTTCTGCAACATATTTGTCTTTAACATATAAATCACTTGGTGCTACTTTTGTGCTTATTGGCATACACAAATCTAAATAATCTACTAACACTACATCTGCTTTCATACCTTTTTGCACATTTAACTCTTTTATATAACTACGAAAATCATTAATATTACTTTGTGCTGGCATATATTTTATTTGCAAGCTGCCTGCTTTTTTACTTACAAGTTTAATTTTCATTTCAACAGTATCCAAATCCTTAAATATTTGGTTTGTAGGAATATTAGATATCATACTGTCAATTCGCATTGCTGTTAATTCCTCACTCAACTCCAATGTAAAATATAATACATTGAGTCCTGCAAGTATCCAATTAACTGAGAGATTTTGCATAAACAAACTCTTACCACTGCCACTACCACCAGCAAATATTTGTAACTCACCTCTGTTAAATCCACCAAACAACTTTCTATCAAACATTTCCCAACCAGTGCTAACTTGCCCATTACTTGTTTTTAAATTCATCAAACGTTCGCGAGGATTGTCCCAATAATCAGTTCCCATGTCTTTTGTAAGGCCAACCTGCACGGCTTCCTTAATTTTGGCCTCTACTAATCCATAATCACCTTTCTCTAACAAATCCGCACTGTCTAGTATTGCTCGTTCTAATTCTTTATGCCTACTAAATTGTTCAAACTCATCTAATAACCAATTACTATGTTCTTCTAATTGATCCATTACAACATCTTGTAATTTAGATCCTGTTTTACTGTTTATTTGCTTTATTTCTGGCAATGCCTTATATTCATCTACATAATTTAAGATAAATGTTGCTATTGGACGCAAACTTCTATCAAAATTCTGTGGATTAAATATATTTTGCACTCTAACAAATGCTTCTGGATTGCTTACTAGCATTTCCAAGTATAATTTTTGTAATTCTACGTTGTATTCTTTATTCATATATTGTAATTATCTATATTTGTAATCGTTTTTGATGTAATTGAATTTTAAGCCTTGTAGATTGGACATTATCCAATATATTCTTTAATGTAAACATTTTACCGTAATTCAATACTGCTTCATTTATATCTTTACAAGTATCATACCAAGTTGGAAAACTAACGTCCCAATTGTATTTTAATGCTTGTGTTATAAGTTTATTGCCAGCACTATCATTGTCTGGCATCATTATTACTTGTTTGTTTAAACTTTCTATTAAATCTACTTGGGCATCACCAATATCACTACCCAATATTGCAACACCATCTATAGCAATTGCATCAAATGGGCCTTCTGTTACTATAACAAACTTACGATCTTCAGTTTGCCTGTCCATATTAAACACATAACCCGCAGGCGTGCTAGTAAAATACTTGGGATTGCCACGGATTGCTAATCGAGCCGTGTATCCTACTATTTCACCTTGCCAAAAGAATGGAATAATTACACGCCTATCAAATTTTGTCTCTGTAAGCGGCGTCCAGTAATATGGATAATCATTTTCATCCAAACCACGCTTATGTAAATATTCTAATATAAGTTTATTATCAGATGCTAATGGATTACTTTGCTCTGGAAAATCTTTCCTCTCAAAATTAAATTCAACTTCTTCTGGAATTAAATTTTGCTCAATTGCTGTCTCTTTTAATTGTATAGCAGTTAATACAAGACGCTTTATGTCAGATTCCGGAGTGCCAAGCCAATCCATCAACTGCCGCAGTTTACGACTCAATGGTCTGCCCGGTTGCCAGCCTGTTTTATACCCACAATTAAAGCAATTATACGATATTGCCTCTCCGTTAAGTATAATACCGCCTCTGCCACGTTTGTCTTGCGTTTCTCCGTTATGAACACAACATGGAGCATTAAAGGAATGCCAACCACTTGAACTTTTTTTCACCCTTCCTGGTAAATTGCTCGTAATGACTGACTGTATTTGATTCATATAGTTATTATATAGGAATTACTACTAAAAGTCAATATCAATAGACCCAATCTTCAGAAGATTTTCTCCCAAGATTATCTATTTCTTTATAAAATAACCGCTCAAGCATTATATTTGCTAATGAATCAATACGAACTACTTTATCATTGCCATAGGGTAATCCAAATATAAAGAAACCATAGCGATCAGTTCTTTTTTCAAACTCAATTGCGTGTTGCTTTGCAAATCTTTTAATATGAAGTAATGTAAGATCTAAAAGTTTATTAAATTTAATTACATTATTTTCATGATCATTATCTATAAATGCTATCTTATTATATAACGTAGACATATATAATTGAGTGATATAACTTTCTAATCCTTCTTC